CTACGATAGCGAAGGGATATATATAAAACCTAAAAAGTAGCTTGAAGCCCCTATAAACGGGGCTTTTTATCACATATAACGTTATATATAAAAATAAGTGTTTACATATTGAACACTATCATGGTACAATATTTCTTGTGAGGGGGTGACGAAGTGGAAAAAGTAGCAATGGACGCATTTAATAAGTTGCAAAAGCGGGAGCATGTTTTAAGAGTTATCCGAGATCGCAAAGCGCTAGGAAAGATTTCTCTAGCTCAATTCAAAGAAGAGTCTCAGGCAGTCGTTGAAAAATACGCATTGACGCAAGACGAAGAACGCGCCTACGAGTACCAAGTGAAGATAGTGGCACAACGCAAGCACGGATAAGTTTTAATTACATAGAGGTTGAGGGAGTGGAGTCCCTTGACCTCTCCATAGTAACACAGAGGCGGGGTGTATTTCCATGATTTACTTGGACTATGCGGTTTATGGCGGCGGCGCTATCATTGTACCCCTAATCATGTTAGCTCCATTGGGTATTATCGAGGTATTGCAGGACGAGGACGCGGGCAAGTGCCGCATAGTGAATAAAATAAAACGAAGTATATAAGCCCCTAGAGGGCTTTTTCTTTTACCCATGAAAATAAGTGTTTACAAAGTGAACACATGAGAGTATAATTCTATTTATCAGGTAGGCGATATGGTTAAAAACGGCTTTCGGGTGAACGGGACAAGCCCCGCGAGTAAAGGAACAGGCGAAAGAGTCGCGGAACAGTGCGAAAGTAGCCTAGCGTTGAACGTGGAGCCTATCTGACAAAGTAATAAACGGGGGTAACGAGCGAATGAAACACGATAAAGACGGAGTATGTGGTAAGTGCAAAGGAAAAGGATATATTAAACATGAAGTTGTGCAGAATGGCGTGTGTTTTTGGTGCATGGGTCACAAGTCAGTTAACGCTTTCAAAGAGTGGAGCGAGAAAGAGAGTAACAAAGCTAAGTTACGCGATATTGAAAACGCGAAAGAAACAATTAAATTTTGCTTAGACAAAATAGAATCATATAAGGGCACAAGGCATGAAGGGAGTATGTTCGAGCATTCAAAAAGAAATATGATGGCGCAGGAAATCGCAAGGATTGAAGGGTACGGAATAAAATATCAGGGAGGTCATGGAGATGGCAAATAAGCCAGTAATCTACAAGGGGTATAAGATCCTAGAAGAAACGGACACAACCGCACAAATGCCAGTATTCAAGATTTATACGGCGGAAGAATGGGCGTATGGCAAGGGGTACAGATCGGCAGAATGGGAAGCATGTTCACTAGAAGAGGCTAAGGAGTGGATAGGATGAAAAAGGATATAGAGAACGAGGTAGCAGGCATGAGGCTCCAAAGAGGGGCTATCCTAACGGGTAGCCTCTTATTTGTCTAAAAATGATTGATATTGTCGAATTATGCCGTTATTATGGAAATATGAGGATAGTTACAGGTAATCCCAAGCGGAGGCCGCCAAGAGGCGCGGCTTATGCGGCACGATGTCTAGTTGATAATTCATCCCGCCACATACCCGCATCATAAGGGATTAACCCGAACATACCCAATGAAACAAGAGTGGAGCCAGTAAGGACGCGGACAGAAAAGCAGGCGGGGAACCTGTGAAGTAGGTTGCGGCTCCGATACGGCTCCAGACACATGACACCAAAAGCCCTAGGCACAGCGCCAAAGGGCTTTTCTTATAACAAGGGGGAAACGAGCGAATGAAGTGTAGGAAATGCGGAGAATGGGAAGCGAAATGCCCGAGTGAGGGGTTATGCATGGTATGCGAAATCAAGAGCAAACAATGCGACATATGCAAAGAACAGGTCAAACCGCCTGAATATGTTTGGATGAATGCGTCCAGAGGTGTCAAAGGACATAAGGCGTGTATAGATGATCCAGAATTAAACGTAACGCCCGCCAAGTACACAACGACATATACAGCCAAAGAGCTAGATAAGACAGTAGACGCCTTACAGTACGAAATAATAGAGCGTCTAGTAAGTGAACACTTTGAAAAGGCGAAAAACGAGCTATTAAAGAGCCTATTTTTAAACATGTACACGAAAGGCGGCGTTGATACTGACAAAAATAAAGGAAATACCAAAGATATACGGGAACAAGACATACGAAGCATTCGACTATGAGGGCGGACTAGGCGTTTATTGGATGGGTGGCACATATGGAACTATCATTCTAGCCATTCCTAGACTGAGGTTATCTACTTGCCTAATGGGTGACAACACGGACTATAACGAAGTGTTAACATTGTTAATACGTTATTCAACATTCCATAGGCGACAAGAAGAGGCCAGAAGCCTAGCAAGCATGATAATACAGGACATTAAGGGGACTAACTAATGTGGATACTCGTAGCATTCGCCATATTATTCCTAATTGTCGCTATTAACGTTGTGAGGGGGTCAGATAATGACTAAGCCAGTAGACGAACAACAGTACAACGAGGCCGTAAAGATCGTTATAGAGTGGAAGCAAGCAAGTGTAAGCCTATTACAAAGAATAATGAAGGTAGGATACACAAGGGCGGCAACACTCATAGAGGAAATGGAGAAGCGCGGAGCAATTGGAGCCTATGAAGGAAACAAGCCCCGAAAGGTGTTAATCACAGAAGCGCCAGATAAGCCCGCAGAGAGCAAAGAGAAGAAGAAACCCCCTACTAGACCACCTAAGAAAGAAACAAGCAAGAAGACAGCAAAGAGCGAAGCAGATAAGGCGACAGCAGGAAGAAAGAGCTTATGGTTATCTCATGACATGCCAAGCAAACTAGAGTTGGTAGAAGGATGGGTACGGGACGGGAAAATCGAAGAGGAAATCTACAAGAGCCTCAAAGTCAGCAAAGATACATTCTATAAGTGGAAAAGAGAGCAAGGGGAATTTGCCGAGGTCTTAAAACGCGGGCGCGAGGTTTCGGATTATTGCGTAGAAAGATCGTTATTTAAGAGAGCTACGGGATATTCGTATGTAGAGGAAACCCGCGAGACAGTAAGGGCGAGAGATGCGAGAGGCGATTTCATCATGTACACAGATGATCTAGGGAACATGCGGTATTTAACCGAGTTAGTTGTCACTAAAGCCGTAACGAAGCATGTTGTACCCGATACAGCCGCCGCATTCATATGGTTGAAGAACCGCAAGCCGCAAGCATGGAAGGATAGACAAGAGGGAACGCCGCCGCTTTCGGGCGTACCTGTATTCATTGACGATATTGGGGAGTAATGAATCGAAGTGTCTAACAACTTAACACATGACAATGCTAGAGAAGAATTAATGAAGTTGTTAGGGCGTATAGAAAGCAAAATGAACGAGTGCAACGACTTATATTTAGCGGGAGTGTACAACGGCCTAGAATTGGCATTAGTCATGCTAAGGGAATCAGGTGATTAGATGGGCGAATTAAAAATGAGTGAGGCCATATTACCCGCTTTCCATCCGTTTTGGCGGGAAGCTAGGAAAATGAAGAAACTCTTTTACGTATTAAAGGGCGGGCGGAATAGCTCGAAGAGTACACATATTGCAATTGATTACATAATGGATATTGCGAAATTCCCTATTAACGGCCTATGCGTGCGGAAAGTCGGCAACACGCTTCAGGATTCGGTATATGAACAATTGAAATGGGCGATTGAATACCTACAGTTGGGGCATTTGTTCCATTGCAACGTTTCACCGCTTAGAATCACATACCTACCACGCGGGAATAGGATCATATTCAGGGGAGCCGATAAGCCTGAGCGTATTAAGTCGATCAAGGCCAGTAATTTTCCTATTGCGCGGTTGTGGGTTGAAGAGGCGGCGGAGTTCAAGACCGAGGAAGAGATAAGTACTATTGTTAATTCCATTATTCGTGCTGAGTTGCCAGAAGGATTGGCCTACAAGGTCTATTACAGCTATAACCCGCCAAAGCGCCGCCAATCATGGGTAAATAAGAAATATGAAAGCCATATGATACCCGATAACACATACATACATCATTCCACATACAAGGATAACCCCTATGTCTCAAAGGCTTTCTTAGAAGAGGCCGAAACGGTACGGACTACTGGAGCCATTAACAAGGACACAGGGAATAGCCTTAAATACGATTGGGATTATGACGGTAAACCGATTGGGGCGGGCGTAGTGCCGTTTAATAATTTGGTATTCCGTAGGATTCGGGATTCAAAAGATCCAGATGTAGCAATGGGACTAGCTTCGGATGAAATGAGTACATTCGATAATATCCGTCAGGGGCTAGATTGGGGCTACGGTGTCGATCCATTAGCATTCGTGCGGGTTCATTACGACAAGACACGACGCAAGCTCTATTTCCTTGATGAATATTACGCCGTTAAAACTTCGAACCGTGAAATATTCGAATGGTTAAAGAAAAAGGGCTATCTCCATGACCAAACCATAGCGGATAGCGCGGAGCCTAAGAGCATTGACGAGCTTAGAGGGCTTGGGATGCCCAACATTAGAGGCGCTAAAAAGGGCGCTGGTTCCGTGGAGTATGGGGAAAAGTGGCTTGATGACCTAGTGGAGATTGTCATTGATCCAAGGCGGACGCCTAACATTGCCAAGGAATTTGAAAGCATTGATTACATGGTAGACGCTCAGGGCAATATCAGGAACAAGCTAGAAGACAAGGACAACCATACTATAGACGCGTGCAGATATGCGTGCGAACAAGACATGAAAATGAATAACGAGGTTAAGGCCGTTAAAGGATTTATGTAGTAAACCTAAATATAAAGGCGGGTGTACAATTCATGGCTATAATTAGGCATGTGAAATGCACATACCCGAATTGCATACACACAGGAGAGCTTCTAACAAACAATCATTGCGAATCGGTACACGGCATGAGCAAAAAGGAATTAGAGCGCAAGCATGGAAAGGCTGAATTGGTTCGTAGTGATGACAACGCGGCTAAGCGTAACATATCATTGCAGAAGAAAGCGCCGCCCCTTAATCCCTGCTATGCCAGTGGTTCAAGCATTGCAAAGGTACACAGAGAGCAACACAGGGCATTCGATTCTAAAACGGATAAATCGAATCCTAGTTACAGGTAAGTTATGCGATGAAACAATCCTTTACGCAATTAACCGAACAACACAAACAAGGCTAAGGGTAGCAATTCCCTAGCCTAGCGGCGGCAACTCATATTAGATTGCTCTAAGATGTTCCATTCTCGAATGCAAGAAAAACGGTAGTCTGCAAGCGCTAAGGCGGCGCCGCCATTGTTTGTGCATATGTACCCCGCGGAGGTACTACTATCATAACCGCTTATTTCAGGTTCTATACATGGGGGGCGTGAAAATGCAATTACATAAAAGGGGTAAGGATGGCGACACGTTATTAGACCGCCCTAGAGAGCTTAGGGTAAGGCGAAAACTCAGTAACGGGCAATTGCTAAGTATTTACTTTAAACGTTCCAAGGCCAAAGGCGGAGTAGGTCAGGGCATTGTTTATGTATGGTTGGTTGGTGTGCATATCGGAAACGGAAGGAAAGAAGCGAATAAGTGGTATCACAGCGGGACGCATCCAATGCAAACGCCTAGCCAATTGACAGGTAAATGTGGCCTAGAAGGATTGGTACAGGCGGGCAAGTACATAAGGGAGTTCGGTTATACGCTTATGGGGCGTAGATCAGAAATGCAAATAGCGTGGGCAGATGAAAAGCGAATGAGGGCGTATAAGTTTCTGTTAAGGTACGAGGGTTTCACCTTATACGAGGATGACAACGAAAATCCGCAATGTATCGCATTCCGTAACCCTGATTATTACGAATAGAATCCAATTAAACACATGGAGGTATTAGAGAATGCTTGAAAAGTACGCCGATAAGATAGATGCAGAATTAAAGAACAGTGGCGGCATTATTTCCGCTGAATTGCTGAAAGAAATGATTGACCTACATGCTCCCAAAAACGCGCAAATGGTTCTAAACTATGAGCGTTATAAGGCAAGTAAGCAAGGTGTACCAATCTTTTCAAGAACCTTTCCAGTTAGCGGGGAGAAGATTAACAACCTTTTGGGTGATGACTTTTTCTCTGAAATCGTAGATACGAAAGTAGGGTACATGTTCGGTATTCCTGTACTTAGTCAGGTTGATAAATCATCTATTAGCGAATCCGAATATAAAAACGCGGTGGATACCATTCAAAGGTTTAGAAAGGTTAATAGCCTTGACGATTTGAACGGGGAAGTCTGTAAGTTTGCGGCAATGTGTGGGTATGATGCGGGACTAGCCTATATTGACAAAGAGGGTATTGAAAGGGTTATGCGCGTTAATCCGTGGGAAGCAATAATAATCAGCCGCCTAGAAATCAGTGAGCCAGATTATGCAATTAGGTATTTCGTGAATTGGGAAGATAAACTACAAGTTGAATTTTACACGGACACCGAGCGCTATACATTCGTAGGTAAAAACAATTCAACCGAGGGGCTAACGTTAGTCGAAGAACAAAACAGGCTCCATATGTTCGATTATTGCCCTATGTGGGGTATTCCGAATAATGCAGAGCTTCAAGGGGACGCGGACAAGGTGCTAACTTTGATCGACGCATATGATAGAACCATGTCGGACATGAACAGCGAAATAGAGCAGTTTAGACTTGCCTACATGCTATTCATTGGATACGCTCCAGACGATGCAACGATAGAACGGATGAAGAAGACAGGGGCGCTCCATATCCCTACAGCGGATTCCAATGAGGATATTCGATTCTTAACAAAGACCATTGACGCAACGGCAATTGACAGCCATTTAGACCGTCTGGAGGCCAATATCACACGGTTTGCAAAACATGTTAACTTTACGGACGCTTTCGGCGGCGGACAAGTTACAGCGCCCGCCATGAAGTACAAGTTATTCATGTTAGAAACGAAATCAAAGTATTTCGAGCGTAAACACGATGCGGCAACGAATTACATGTTTAAGGTTATCGCGTCCGCATGGGAGAAAAAGCGCGTTAAACTGGATTGGACTACGCTAGAGAATAAATACACGCGGAACGTACCCGTTAACATTCTTGACGAGGCCAACAGCGCCCAAGCACTTAGCGGCCTAGTATCTAACCGCACTAGATTGTCTCAATTATCGTTTATTAATGACGTTGACGAGGAATTGAATCAAATCGAGATTGAAAAAGAAGAAATCGGCGGCGTTAACCTTGATGAGTTCGTTAATCCAGATGGTTCACCTATGACGGCGGAACAGATAGCGGCAAAAAAGGCGGGGTAATCTATGGCGGACAAGTGGGAAGAGGTAACGAATAGGCTTAATAGGTCATTTTCTAAAAAACTGAGCGAAACGGATACAGAAATAGCCGTGCATTTCGCAGAGGCGTTATCCAATATCAGAGGCTTAATGTCGGGGATATATGAGAAGTACGAGAAAGACGGCGTTTTGAGTTATGCCGATATGGTCAAGTATGATCGACTCACTAAGTTTATGGCGGAAATCAACAGCGCTATTTCTTTCAATTACCGCAATCTCTATAAGACGATATATAACGCTCTAGGGTGGACGTATGAGGAAACATGGGACTTATCGGCGTGGGCTATCGAAATGGACGCAAAGAAGAAACTAGGATACGGTGCGGCCTCTCCTGAGCAAGTAGGGGCGATGATTGCAAACCCAATTGCAGGGCTAACCCTAAAGGACACGCTAGAAAAAGGGCGACAGGGTATCATATGGCGCATTCAGGCCGAGATAACGCAAGGACTCGCTAGGGGCGAGACATACGCGGGCATGATGAACCGCCTTAAACCCGCATTAGATGGGGATGCAACCAAGGCCATGCGGATTGTACGCACCGAGGGGCACAGGGTACAGGAGGGCGCGAAGATTGAAGCGGCGCAGAAAGCGGACAACCAAGGGGTTAGGATGCTTAAAACGTGGCGTACTTCGAAAGATCAACGCGTTAGGCATACAAATAAAGCGGATCACAAAATGCTAGAGGGGGTTACTATACCCGTTGACGCGGATTTTGTCGGAAAAACGGGGCGAGGTCGCGCCCCTTCTCACATGCATTCCGCCGCCGAGGATATTAATTGTCGATGTTTCTTGCAATATACAGTTGATAGAGTAGAAAAACCGACATATAATGACATAGAACAGCTAAGTTATTCCAAATGGCGCGAGAATCGTAATTCATGAGGGGTGTACATTATATAAACACTTCGGATACATGCCGTCGAAAATTGGCGAATTGTGGATATGTGGGTAGAAATGTGCGTAACTCAATTCGAGGGGATGGAAAGCAATGAAAACAATTGAGCAGTTAAAGGCAGAACTAGCGGCGGGCACTATCACGTTAGAACAGTTTAAAGAGCAAGCAAAGGTAATTCTAGCGGCAGACCTAGCGGCAAAGACAATTGACCAAGCGGCGCATGATGCGAAACTAGCGGAGATTGAGGCGACAACAGCGGCAGAAAAGCCGTTGACGCTTGAAGAAATTCAGAAAATGATCCAATCCGAAACCGACAAAGTACGCACTACATACGCTAAGCAATTGAAAGACAAGCAGGACGAGCTAGACAAGTTGGCACGCGAGAAGATGACGGAAGAAGAAAGAGCCGCCGCCGACTTGTTGAAAGCCCAAACGGACATTAAAGACCGTGAAGCGGCATTGCTAAGACGTGAAGTTGAATTGCACGCCGTGGATGTTATCGGCAAAAAAGGTCTTCCTTCAAACTTCCGTGAGTTCCTACTAGGTGCAAACGTAGAGGAAACCGATAAACGGATAGACGCTTTCGCGTTGGCTTGGGATGCTTCGGTAAAAGAGGCAGTCGAAAAGAGGTTCAAGGATAGCGGAACCGATCCAAACAAGGGCGGCGGCGGAGGTAATACGGTTAATCCATGGAAGCCTGAAACGCTTAACCTTACTAAACAATGGGAAATCACGAAAGAAAACCCGACACTAGCCAAGTCATTAGCGGCGGCGGCGGGCGTAACGTTAGTTATTTAAAAATTAGATTCACTAGGAGGCCAACACAATGGCAGGAACCAAAATCGCGGATATTATTCAACCAACTATTTTTAATCCATATGTAATCAACCGTACTTCTCAGCTTTCGGCGTTATATACGTCTGGAATCGTACAAACAGTTCCAGAGCTTCAATTAGGCGTAGGTAAAGGGAACCGCACTATTAATATGCCATTCTTTAAGGACATTACAGGAAACAGCCAATTGCTCAGTGATTCCGCCGCATTGACTGTAAAGAAAATCGGTACCGATCAAGACGTGGCCGTTCAAAACTTCCGCGGCGATGCGTGGGGCGCTAATGATCTAGCAGGGGCATTGTCTGGAGCCGATCCAATGAAAGCTATTGGCGATCTAGTGGCGGCTTATTGGGCACGTGACATGCAAACTACTCTAGTAAGTTTCCTTAATGGATTACTTACAGCGGCGGGCGCTCCATTGGCTACTTCCCACCTTAACACAATTGCGCTAGAGACAACGGCAGGACAAACGGCGGCTAACATGATTAGCGCGGGCGCTATTGTTAACACAATTTCCAAGCTAGGCGATGCACACGAAGCCCTAACGGGTATCATTATGCATTCGGTTCCTTATTTCAACCTAGTTACTCAAAACTTGATTGTATACGTTAAAAGCTCTGACGGAAGTGTAGACATTCCTACATACTTGGGTAAGCGTGTTATCGTAGACGATCAAATGCCGAAGATTGCAGGAACTACAAGCGGATTCAAATACTTGACGGTTCTTTTCGGTCAGGGTGCTATTGGATTTGCTGAAGGCACTCCAGAAGTAGCGACAGAAACAGCGCGTGACGGTCTAGCGGGTGAAGATATTCTTATCAACCGCAAACACTTTGTATTGCATCCACGCGGCGTTAAATGGACAGGAACTACTATCGCAGGGATTACGCCGACAAATGTGGAAATCGCAACGGCTAATAACTGGAGCAAAGTATACGAGGATAAACAGATTCGCCTTGTAGGTTTGCTCACAAACGGTTAATCATCATTGACGGCGGAAGGGTGCAAGCCCTTCCCCTACTTTTATATTCAAACGAAAAGGGGATTAAAGCATGGGCGATATTACGAGTTTCCAACGAATGAGAAGATTAGAAGCAGAAAAAGCGGCGGCGGAGAGCGACGCAGAAGAAACCGCGTCAACGGCGGATAAGCTCACAGAGGAAGAATACGCAGGGATGACAGCTAATAAGGCTAGTATCGTTGCGGCACTCACTGTGTACGTCGTGGAGCATGATCCTAAAACTACGGTTCCAGTATTGCGGGCACAGCTTGACGCATATCTGAAAGAAAAAGGAATGATCCAATAATATGGACGTTACTAGATTACAGACGCTTCTAGGCATAACCGTACTTTATGATCAGATACCCATTTATCAGGCTAGGTTAGATAGCGCGAGTGAACATGTTGATAGTGAATGCGGCGAAGTGTTCAGTACATTAACAGATGACGTTATTTCATATGATTTCCCGCCAGATGTAGAAATAGGCGTTGCCTTACTGGTGAAAGGCATGGGAACGGATACGGGATTGGCTTCGAGGACGTTGGGGGATATGAGCGTCAGTTATTTTCAGGGCGAGTCGTACCTATCCGCTAGACGCTATTGGAAAAAGCATATTAAAGCGAAGATGTATTAATATGGGCGTTACTATCCGAAGTACAAACAACATACCAAGATTCAAACGGATATTAAAGGAACTAGGCAAAACGGAAATAAAAGTAGGCGTTTTTGGTGATGAATCCGCGCATGGCAATGAGGCCGATATAGTGACGATTGCGAGAGCTAATGAATTTGGAGTTACAATCAAGCCGAAAACGAGAAAATGGCTTGCGTTGCCAACTAGGTTAGCCCGTCACAAGCGCCCTAGGGACTTTACAGACCTTAAATTCATTATGACGCATAATAACAAAAAAGCGTTGTTAGTGAGGGAACACGCAGGAGGCAGAGGCGGCAGAGGGGCAAGGATGGAGATATTCTTTATTCTCGTTAAAGCCGTAACCATTCCAGAACGTTCTTTCCTTCGATCAGGATTCGATAAGAACGTTAATAAGGTAATGGACAAAATGGAGCGTCATATAGGCGATGTATTCAAATTCAGAATTAACCCGCATGTATTCGCTGATATGATCGGGCAAGAATTTGCAAGCTTGATCCAGTTAGAGTTGCGAGATTTGAGTAGCCCCCAAAACGCCCCGTTAACCATTGCGAATAAGCGGTCAGAGAATCCATTGATAGACGGCGGGCGGTTAGTTGGCGCAATCCGTCATGAGGTTTTGTAGGATGGTGGTAGCATGAGAGAGTCATTTGTTGAGTTCTCCGATTTCGTCAATGATTGGCGGGTAGATTTATTAATACAACAACCGCCGACGAAAGACGAATACGACGATAAAGGAAAGCTAATCAAAGGCGTTGCGCCCGATCCATTCGAGGCCGTGGGGATTATCCTACCAATGTCTCAGGATGATATTAAAAAGGGCGACAATGGCAACTATACCGAGCGAGATAGGAAAGTGTATGTACTTGCTCCATTGGCAAAGGGTACTCTAGTTACATTTCAAGGCAAGACATACGAGATTGACAGAGAGCTTTCCCATTCCTATACTGACGTTTACCGCTACTACGCATTGGGGAAAGGGGACGCATACAAGAAATGAATATAGCAGGAGTGAGAGATGCTTTAATCCCGCTATTGAAGACTTATGCGGGAATCCCTATCATCGAAGCGGATCAGGGCGGCGAGGTTCCAGAAGGTAATCATGCGGTATATAAATTCACTTCCCCGTATATCAGGGAGAATCAGCGTCCTAACGTTATATATAATCAAGGGAACGTATTGAGCCAAACACAGAGCGAGGAATACAGAATAACGTTATCTATTACGGCGGTTGCCGAGGATAACGACGATTCGCTAGAACTAGCTCAGGCGCTTTATGATTGGTTCAGCTTTCACGGACAAGATCACATGCTAAACGCGGACATTGTGCCTCTTAGCATTGGAGATATAGCAAATAGGGATTCGGTGAATGACGATGAAACGCGGCAGGGCTTCGATGTTACCTTTCGAGTGAGCAGAGAGCTAGTCAGAGACATTGATTTCTTTGAATCCATAGAAATTAACCAATAAGGAGGCGCTACAACGATGGGACGTTATATTCAATCAACAATCACACGCCAAACGAGCGCGACGAGTAAGGCGGGATTCGGTACGGTTCTAATCTTAGGTCTTACTAAGGTTGCCGCATATAAGGAATACGATGCCGCTACAGCGGTGGCGGGAATTACAACGGATTACGGCGCAGGGGCTAAAGAGGCTTTGCTTGCGACGGCTATCATGGCACAGAATCCTAGACCTAATAAGGTTGCAACACTGGGCATTCTGTTTACCGAGGGAACTAGCCCAACGTCAGACCTTTCAGCGGCGCTTAATACGCTCATGTTAACGACGAATGATTTCTATTTCGTGACATGCACAGGGCAAGCAGATGCAACGGTAACGGCAATGTCTGTATGGGCGGCAACGCAAGCAAAGTTATACTTCGCAAGCACGACGAATAAGACGTTAGGAACGACATTGAACAGCCCTAATACGGTTCTACTTGTACATAATACACCGAACACATACCCCGCCGAAGCTTGGGTAGGCGTGACGGCGCCTAAGGATATTGGGACGTTCACGTTTACTTTTAAACAGCTTAACGGGATTCTAGCCTCTAACTATACAACGACTGAGGTTAACACGATCCATACGGCAAACGGCAACACGTATATCAAAGAGGGCGGCGTTAATATTACCTCAAACGGTAAATCAACGTCAGGGGATTATGTAGACATCATCCAATCTCAGCATTATCTAGACGCTCGAATTGCCGAAAACATTTTCGGGCTACTGGTACGTATGCCTAAAGTTCCATTTGATTATAACGGCGTGGCGTTGACGGTTGCAGAAGTAGAGAAAGCAATCAAGGCCGCACCTAGTGGAATGATCGCTAGGGATGCGGCAGGGAAGCTATTGTACACGGTTACGACTCCAGACATTACGACCATTTCAAGCAATGATAAAGCGCTCAGATCATTAACAAACGTTGCTTGGACTGTAACCCTAGCGGGAGCAATTGAAAACGTAACACTTCAAGGCGTTTTACAAGTTTAATCAAAATTAAATAATGGGAGGTAATCCGAATGGCTTCATACGATTTTAAGAAAGTTTCCTTGATTGTTGATGGTACGTTCATTACTGGATTCATGGACGGTTCAGCAGTCAAGGCGGAAAAGAATACGGATAACGTTACCCCTCATGTGGGGGCGGCAGGAGAAGTCACGTATGCGGAGAATGGCGACAACACGGGGACTATTACAATTAACCTTAAAGCGGGTTCTGCTTCTCTCCCTAAGTTGGTAACATTGGCTACGGCTAAACGGGAATTCAATACCTCTATCGTGGACGCAAACACCAATGCATACAGGGCGGGCGGCAACACATGCCGAGTAATTAAAACGCCATCTGTAGAATGGGGTTCAGAGATCACGGGCGTTGAGATTAAAATTCACGTAGCCGACTTTTCTCTACTAACGGCGTAGGACGATAAATAAACCAAAAGGGGATTAATACAATATGAGTGAACAAGCAAAAGCGCAGGTTAAGGCCGAAAAGATTAAAAATTTTACAAGTACATACGGGAATAACTACGTTTTCCAAAAGGTTAAGCCGTCGAAATGGCTTGAAATCATCGACAACACAGGGAATGGCGTGAAGCGCATTCGATCACTCTTTTACCCTGCAATCCTTGAAAATGTCGTCGTACAGCCGTCTAGCATGAACGTTGACGACTTCGAGGAAGAAGGGCGCGGCGATTATGCCGAGCTAGAAGAGGTTATCGACGCGGCTTTACGATTTCAACAGGGAGAATAACGAATTAACAGCGCTCATTGACTTGTCACAAGTTGGCGGGCGCTTTCTTTCTAAAGCAAGGGAAAAATGGTGGAAGTACGAAATTGCGCTAGAGTTCCGTATATCGCCCGTAGAGGTCGATTCATGGGAAACCGACGATGTACTAGAAGCATTAGCGAATATAGCAATACGCAGGGCGAGGGGAGGTTAGGGGAGTATGTCTGAGGTTTTACGGCAGTTAGTCGTTGATATTGATTTCAACCGAATAGACACAAGTCGATTAGACCGAATGGATAGAGCAGTAGACAGCGTAGAACGCAATGTAAGGGATTTATCACACGATATAGACCGAGTAGGCGACAGTACGCGTGGAATGGCTACGGAAGGGCGGAGGCACTTCGGAGTGCTAGGCGAAGCGGTAACGGGCGCAATGGAGAAATTCAAACCAATGTTAGCAGGCGGGGCGATCCTCACAGCTATTGGCGGCGCTTCGGTTGCATTGCTTAACATGGCTAATGATGCGGACAAAGCATTTGATAGAATGCAAGTCAATACAGGAGCCACAAACGCCGAAATGGTAGATATGAAAAAGACGGCTTTGGACGTTTTTTCAAGTGGATTAGGCGAAGGGTTAGACGATGCCGCCAAAGGTGTGACGGTCATTAAGTCCGCTTTCAGAGACTTAGACAATAACACGATTGCGAAGTTAACCAAAGGAACCTTGACACTCAAAGAGGGTTTCGATTCTTCTCCAGAGATCAAGGAAACCGCAAAGGCTATTAAGACCATGACAGCCAACTTTAACGGCCTAAGTGCTACGGATGCATTAGACCTTATCACCACAGGATTCCAAAAGAACGCAGACTATGCAGACGATTTCATTGATACCGTTAATGAATACTCTAGTTATTTCGATAAATTAGGCGTAGGCGCGGAGCAATTCATAGGCACGCTCATTAAGGGCGGCAAAGCGGGCGCGTTCAACCTTGATAAAGTCGGGGACGCATTCAAAGAAATTGGAATCCGAGCTATCGACGGATCGGAAACGACGAAAGACGCGTTTAAATCTTTAGGATTCGATGCGAAGGACATGGGTTCCAAGTTTTCACAGGGCGGGCAAACAGCTAAAAGTGCTTTAATGGCTACTGTATCAGCTATCTCATTCGTTAAGGATGCAACCGAGAGAAATAGAATCGGTGTCGAGCTATTTGGTACACAGTGGGAAGATTTGCGGGAAAGAGTAATCTATTCTATTGACGGCGCAGAGGATGCGGTAACAGGGTTTCATGGAGCTACGGACAGGGCGCAAGAACAGCTACAGGATAACTTCGGTTCCAAGTGGACTACATTCTGGAGAACCGTAAAAGGCGATGTCATAGAGTCGATGGATGAAAGCGGCGTATCTGTGAATGGGTTTATGGATGTTATGTTATCTAAGCTACCCGCCATTAAAACGGCTATAGGTGAAGTAGTAAGCGATTTAAAGGTTATGGCTCAATTAGTTTCAGGTAACGTTGACGGCGCGGTATCGACTACGAGGGAAAAGACGAGGGACAACCTCTTCGAAAATCCGTTATATGTTAAGCAAATTCTAGGAGAAAACATTGGCGGCGGCATTGCCGAAGGATTGAAGTCGAAAACGCAGAGCGTTGCCGATGCTACCATGTCCATGAGTAAAAAAATAGAAAGTACGATTGTGGATTTCTTCGACATTCGTTCACCTAGCCGCCTAATGCAAGAAAAAGGCGAGTACATAGCGGCGGGCATGGGCAAAGGTATCATGAACGGCTCAGGCGGAGCCGTGGACGCGGCGCAGAGCATGAGTGATGGGATTGTATCTGCAAGCGGCGGCGGAAGCTCTACAGGGCAAACTGGTGCGTCATACGGTCAAGGTTCAGGTGCTATACATATGCCTATTACTGTTCAGCTAACAATACCCGCAGGAATGGGCGCGGGTGAAGCTCAGAAAATAGGCGGCGTTGTAGGTGAAGAAGTACAAAGCATTGTCAATAAGAGCTTAGTATCCGTATTCTCGCAACTAGGAATAAAATTTGCTAATTAAGGGGGTGAAGGTCATTGGCTTTACTAGGTGATATATTCCTTAACGTAGTTTACAAGGAATCTCCTGAAAGGGGAGTAGAGACAACGGATCACCCCGTAGAGGATGGCGAGCCGATTGTTGACCACATTAAGCGCGTGCCGAAGTTGCTACCCATTACAGGGATTGTAACAGGATCGGACGCGGGCGCAGTTCTTGCCGAACTGGAAAAGTACATGAATGAGGGAACTATTCTGTCCTACTCGCACAGGAACGGAATAGACAATGTAATCATAGAAAAATTCGACAGTAACCACGATGTAGAAACGGCAGGCGCTTTCACATTTACGATTAGATTAAAACAGATTCGCATTGCCGTTTCTCAGGGCGTTGAAGGGCTTTCATTGCCCGCTAAGGTGCAAGTAAGGGGAATAAGTAATAAAGGGTTACAACAAGGGAAAACGCCCGCGCAAATGGCGGCGGCAAATGGCAACCATGTTAAAAAGTAGGGGAGTGGGTACACATGGCGGAAAGTAAAGCCGTTCCAATCGATAAGGATTCAATCCCTTATCGTTTTGACATAGCGCTATCGAGCGAAGTGTTCAATATTGAAACACATTACAATGCAACGGGCGATTTCTTCACTGTTAACCTATCGAAAAACGGTGAAAAACTAGTAAACGGCGAGAAATTAACATACGGCGTGCCGCTATTCTCTTCACTCACTGACAAGCGGCTACCAAAGGTCGCGCTAACACCGTATGACGTTGCAGGAGTAGAAACGCGGGTATCATATGACAATCTAGGCGAAAGCGTATTTATATTCATAGGTGAGATATGAAGTTGTTCATGCGGGTTGTTGAATTATACGTAGATGAAAGAATGTTTAACGGGGATGATTTTACTATCACATTCGACGTCCCTTTCAGCGATAGCGAAGATGCCAACGTATCAGAGGTTAAGATTTTTAACCTGAGCGAGAAAACGATTAACCGCATTAAAAATGGGTCAAGGATCATTTTAAACGCGGGCTATCGCGAAGATTCGGGTACTATCCTTCTAGGGGTAGCCAAAAAGGTTAAAACTGAATGGGCGGGCGTGGATAAGATTACAACTATCCAAGTGCTAGACGGTGATGATGCATGGTTTTCTGTGCCTGTACAAAAGACATACGAGGCAGGGACGCGAGCCGAGGACATTATAAACGATTTATCAAAGCTTACAGGTATACAGTTTGGAGCCTTATCCCTTCCCACGAATTACACCTATAAATCTGGTAAGACGGTCAAGGGTGCATTATCTAACGTTATAAGCTCCATAGCTCAGGATTGCGGCGCAAGATCACACGTAACGCGTGGTAAAGTGTACATTAGGCCGCAGGGTGAAGGGGATAACATAGGGTTTAAATTGGACTCAGCAAGCGGGCTAGTATCTAGCCCCGCACAGCTAGAAAAAGAAACCGTCGATAATTCAACCGAAGTGAAAAGTACATTAGTTGGTTGGAATGTGGTCTGCTTGCTTAATCACAGGATTACAACAGATTCGATTATTGAAATATCGAGCCGCACAGCCAATGGATTTTTTAGAGTGGCAAACGGTAGGCACAACGGGGAGTCATTCGAGACAGAATTAGAGGTGTTCCCATTATGAGGGATGCGGCGACAGAAGCATATGAGGCGTTGGATAGGTTCAAAACTGGATTACTTTCAGGGCTTTATACGGGAGCTATTGCCGTTATAGAGTCCTATGATCCTACAGGCAAGGCCGACATATCAATTTTACCCGATATGGATTTAGTGGTTAGCGTTCCGATTGCGGCAACGCAGGGCGGCGGATTTTATATTCGAGCGCCGTTCCAGAAAGGTGATTTGGTTTCTGTCATCTTTTCCTATCGTTCCATAGATGGAGCTATGCACGGCGAGGCGGAAGTAAGCAAGCGGACGCATGACATAAACGATGCAATCATAGTGGGCGGCGTGAATCCCTTTACAGTTCCATTGCCAACGGCGGACGCCGATAAATTGGTTATAGGCAGGACTAGCGGGGCAGGGAAAATCACAATTGCTCCAGACGGTCTAATAACGTTAGTCGGTAGAGATAGGACAGAAAGTTGGTGACGCATTGAAAAGTTTCTTATTGGTTGACGGACAATTACAATTTGATGGCACTAATAATCTTGTGATGGTTTCAGGTGATGATGAATTAGTTCAGGCCGTGGGAATGATCGTTTCCACTAACTTAGGGGAATGGTTCCTTAATTCGAATTTCGGTCTAGCCCGTTTTCAGATATTGGGGACTAAGTTAGAGAGCGACAGGATAACGCAACTCGTAACAAAGTCGATTTTAGAAAATGAAAGCAGAGTTTCAAGCGTTGACAAAGTGGAGCTAGTACAGGACGACATAACGCCCCGAGGCATTAAGATTACATTCACATTCACCAAGACAGACGGCACGCAATTAACGGGACAGGTGGGGGTATAGGTGACACAATCAGTATTGACGGCGCTAGGATTCGAAAGAAAACGCTACGCTGATTTCATCTCGGAAATGCAAGAACAGGCCAAGACGCTATTTGGTACAGACGTTAACCTTTCGGATGATTCCCCAATGGGGCAATGGATCAAACTCCAATCATTTGCCCATGCGGAAGCAAACGAGCTAACAGAAAAGGTTTGGTTGTCCTCTCACATTGACACAGCCGAGGGCGTAGCGCTTGATTATCAGGTTAAAAAATACGGTATCACTCGATACCCTAGCCAAGCAGCAACGGGCAGCATAACGTTAACCTTGAATAACGGTCAGACAATCGCGGGCGGCGCTTTAACGGTATCAACAACAAACGGCATTAAGTTTACAAACTCCGTAGGAGGTACAGCCGTAGGGACAAGCCTCACATTGCCGATTGTAGCCGTTTTAGATGGCGGTCAAGGAAATGTACCCGCAAATACACTAACGGTCATTAGTACCCCAATTGCGGGCGTTACAGCAGTAACCAACGCAGCGCCAACAACGGGCGGGCGAAGTACTGAAACAGATCCACAACTAAGAGAAAGGTACTACGAGACTTTAGCCCGTACCAGTGGACCGACAACAGACGGTGTTAGAGCTGCTTTACTAGAGGTTCCAGATATTAGAGCAGCCGTTGTCATCGAAAATGTATTAGACGTCAATGACTCATACGGAAACCCGCCGCATTGTATCGCGCCCGTTGTACTTGGCGGTTCATCGTCGGATATTGTCGCTGCTATCCTTTCCAAGAAAGCGGGCGGGATTAGGTCCTATGGTTCACAAACGGCCATTATTAAGGATGACAGCGGCTTTGACCAAACTATTGGATTTTCATACGCCACAAAAGCGGATATTTATGTTACTGTTAATTTGACAAAAAATAGCGCTTTTCCGACAAATGGCGCGGAATTAGTAGAAACGGAGGTCATTAAGTACATAGGCGGTACAGATTCACTAGGAACGATATACGCGGGGCTAGGAATGGCGGCGAGTGTCGTACACTCTCAAATTGTCGGGGCCATCATTCGAAACGTTGCGGGCGTTGTCGATTTAGACGTTACTTTGAAGAAGGGGGCAGGCGGATCTTTCGCAGCATCGAACATAACAATTGGCGCAGTTGAAGTTGCAGAAACGGACGCCGTAAAGGTGATAAGTAATGTATCCTCTTAATCCAGTATTGGAGAGGTTTATAGACCGCCTAACGAGCAATTATGACAAGACTCCAGATGGTAACGTTTATAAGTTAGCCCAATTAACCGTTAATCACATTCAAGAGAACGAGGACACACTCCAGACTATTGGAGATTGGGAAGACATTGACCAAGCTCAGGGAACAACGCTAGACATGCATGGTAAGGACGTAGGGCAGCAAAGAGGACAGACTAGTGATGAAATGTATCGAGTCCTCATTAAGTCAAAGATTTTACGTAACCTGTCCGATGGATCTATAAATACTATCATCAATTTCATATCGTTCATTCTACAGTGTGACGTTAGTGAAATTCAGGTGAAAGAATTATGGTCAGAGGGCAAGCCCGCAACGCTTCACATTGAAGCACCAGTTGCACCGATTAGCGCCACGGGGCTATCCGTTAAACAATTCGGGACATTAATTAATTTAGTTGTCGCGGGCGGCGTGAGGGCGGAAGTTCTTTTCGAGGGTACTTTCGAATTCGGGGCCGTTGGAGATCCTACAGACGCGGGAAAAGGATTCGCAGACACAGCACAAACGCAAGGCGGTACACTTGGTATCACATATGATCCAGTGGATGATTTTGAACTACCAATTTAGAAAGCGGGGCGTTAATCAATGGCAGGATTCATAAAAGAATTACCAATGTGGAACGCGGCAGGAGTGAAGCCGCCGCAATCGAAACTTGATAACGGGTGGGCGGTTGCCGAAAAGCCGCCCGCTGATTGGTTTAATTGGCAACAATTCACGATATACAAAGCACTTCAAGAGCTACAACAAGGGACAATACATAAAGACGGTAGTGTAAATTTCGCGGCGGCTCCAACGGTTCCGACAGCAACGGCGGGAGATAATAGCCAAAAGTTAGCCAATACAACCTATATCGATTCAATGGCATACAACACGCCAACGGCGACAGCGGCAAACCTAGTGAACGGATTGCAAGTGTTGACAGTTCCAAAGGGTTCGCCGTATAACGTCCTAAACATCGTAGGGCGTACATTGGTCAACTTATTAGGGCGTGATGGTAATTGTGAGGACGTGAGTAAGTGGAGTACAGGCGCTACCGTTACGCTTGACGCAACAAATAAAGTATTCGGATCAAACGGCTTTAAAATGGTGATGGTTAACACTATTGATTCCATACAAAAAGTTATTCCTCATACAGTAGGCAATAAATACCTAATTTTGGGTAGTGTTAAGAATGGCACAGCAACAGATATTGGTGTTGGTATCTCAGGTATCGCTAACGGCGTTGCTATAACTGGCACGGCGGCATTTTCGACGGCGTACATGACGTACACGGCAACAGCTACAAGTCACACCGCACAAGTTCGCGCAACGGGTTCAGCGGGAAAAATTGCGTATATGGATGGGATTGCTGTATATGAAATCACAGCAGCAGAAAAGACGTATATCGACGGACTTAGTACAGCGAATGCACAAGCCTACATTACCGCCAAATACGCATATTGCGATGATGTAAAACATGTTAATGCGCCTTATGTACTTAAATATGGTGAAAACCTTCTACCGACATTTAATGAATTCATTTCCTTATTCTCTACATATCCAAAGACTATCACAGATCCGTATAAATACACGGTAAATAAAACGGGTACTGCGGATTGGGTGCATGAGTATGTCGAGATTCCTACAATAGCGGGGCAACAACATACCTACACTTATGATATTACTATCTCTGGGTTAACCGGAAATGGTGCATATGCCTTGTTACAGTATTACGATAATAACGGGGTTCAAGTGGGAAACAACCCTGTTAATTACGTTACAGCAAGTGGCACATACACAGGTTCATACACAGCGCCCGCGAATACATCAAGACTTAGATTCGGATTTGTAGTACACAATGGTACAACAGGAACTTTCTCATATTCTAATCCACGTCTAAACCTTGGAGCAGTAGACAAAGGAATTAAACCACGTAACGACGATATGCTTGCATTCCCTAACGTGCAACTAGCTTCATCTGTGGATGGTACGGTATACGACACACTGTTCAAGCGTGACGGGAAATACTGGCGAGAAAACAGATTCCAAAAGGATATGGTACTGGACGGCATTTTAGCATGGGTATTTAACGCTGATGGAACTGGATTCAAAACAGTTCAAGTTGATATTTCGGGCATGGTGCAAGACACCAATGTAATCACAAAATTTGATGGCAAGATACTTCAACGGTTAAATTTTGGTAGTTCGGCAACGAACGGTGATCAATCAGTAAACTCAGCGACAAGGATTTATGTGGTTATTGCCGACACAGACAGCGGTTGGGGCGAGACATACACACCGTCAGCCGCAGAGATACAAGCGTATTTCTATGGTTGGAGAATGCATCAAAACACAAGCACTGTCAATCCATACACTAGCGGAACGAAGTATTGGGCTAAAATTAACGCTCTTGATTCTACTGGTAATCCAAGAGCAGGAGCAGTAAATGGTACAGATTACAACAACACTACTTTACCGACATCTTATGGCATTGGGTGGATTTACACACCTTACAAACTAACCTATCAACTAGCTACACCAACATTTGAGGAAATCCAAGTAGATGCTGGAATGAGTTTACATGAGGGATTGAATCAGATTGAAGTAGGGCAAGCGGGTGTAATTCGTGAGAAGGTGACACCTGTTGTTCGGGCTTCTGATAGTAGAGTAGCCATTAACTTACTTGATTCTCTTGCGCATAATTTTCCTAAAGGCAGTCAGTTGAGAAATAGGATTAATAAGTCAATCGCAGTCTACAAAAACGGAAAGGTAGATAACACATGGACAACGTCACCTGATGCATGGGCAAATGGTAACTTTTTAATATTGAATTGGGCATACAACTTTGACCAAACAGCAACATACGAAGTCACCTATCTAGCCCTTGACCAATACCTACTATCAGCACCAGTACAAGCGGTAACGGGCGAAACAGCAAGCAACCTGAAAACCGTTGTCGATACCTTAGCAACGAATCAAGCAGACCAAGACGCACGGATTAGTGCTAATGAGTTACTAGCTAGACAGATATACAACGTACCGCAAAAGACAACGGCGGCAATGACTTTATACGTGGATGCTACCAACGGGGCAGACAATAACGATGGAAGCGCAGGGAAGCCGTTTAAGACGATCATGCGAGCGATTAATAGTATTCCGCAAGTTGTGAATCATGTTGTTAATATTAACGTTGCCGCAGGAACCTACGCGGAAGATATAATTATGTACGGTTTTATGGGTGGTGGTAATGGTGTTATCAATCTCGTAGCTTCATCTACTTCTGTAATTGCTAATAAAATCGATATATCACAATGTTCCATAGGCTCTTTAACTGTAAGTAACTTTACATTTACTAAAACAGGCGATTATGTTATACAAATCAGGCGATCAACAGGTGTCGTTGCCAGTGGTTGTGTTGTGACAACTGCCGATGCAACTTATGCAGCAATTAGAACAGCATATTCGACCGCTTATGTATCATCCTGTACTCTTTCAAATCGAGCGCAAGGAATACTTTCCGATATATCCTCTCTTGTATTTTCCAACAATAACTCAGGAACTGGTAATACCGTTGGCATATACGCAGGAAGTGGAGGTATCTTGACAACGTCAGGTCCTCAGCCAACAGGTACAACAAATTCGTCCGTTGCTAACGGTGGAGTTATTACAAGCGGTGTTCTTAATCCTTGGGGAGATAACACACAAGCAAATAGAAGTAGAGTTTTTTATGCCGTTAACGCTACACAAAGCATTAATGCCGCCACTAACACTAAAGTTCTATTCCAATCGGCGGGAACAGATAATCTTTCAGAATTTGCAACGAGCAAGTTTACGGCAAAATCCGCAGGGACTTATGACTTAAAAGGATTGATAGGATTTAATTCAGGTATGTCGGCAAGCGTTCTTTGTACAATAACCGCTTATAAAAATGGCTCTGCAAATAAGAATCTTAGATCAGATAATGGATCTTCTTACGCAACGCCTATGATACCTTTCAGCGGAACTATTGATTTAGCCGCAGGGGATTACTTGGAGATTTATATCAATACAAGCGGAGCAACGGTGCTTTCGGCATCTACTTCATACATTGACATTACAAGAATCGCATAAAGGAGGAAACCACATGATGAACATAGCTCTAGCAATCATGCATCTATACCCGCAAGCTAACCCAATGACGGACTTTATCGTACAAGATGATTCAGACGGTAACGGGGCGTATATTGCAAAATGGAACATGGAAGAAGATCAACCGACAGAGGAAGAAATGCAAGCCGCGTGGGATGCATTGGAGATCCTACCAACGCCGCCGCCAGTGGAGACAACCGAAGAGAAGCTAATCCGCTTAGAAACGGAAAACAAAGAATTGAAAATCAAGTATTTAACTTCTCAGGAAATAGCAAAAGGGACAAGTGACGATTTACAGAGCCTTATGGACTACTTAACGGAATCGGGGGTAATTTAAACAATGGCTATTTTATCATTCAAAACGTCTACATATGCCCGTAACATCTTTCTAACGGGTTCAAACAGATTAACAGCGCGTGATGGATGCGTAGGAGTTCCGACGACTCCAGATAACTACTATACGGCTGTCATTCAATATGCGGCGAAGACGTACTATATCGAACAGATAGACACCGCTTTAAATAATGGATGGATAAACGAGCAGGAACACGCCGAAGTAATGGCGCTAAAAACGGCAAACGATCCACAACACATGCCAGAAACGGTTGTGCAATCTAATGAATAGTACACGCCTCTATTGATTCAAAAATAGCCGTTTACTTGAAGAATAAGAAATAACGTTAGCCGCCTGAGAAATCGGGCGGTTTTCTTTATGGCAAATTTCAACAATTATCGACAACTTTATTATATAATAGGGCTGAATTGGTATAATCATAGACGGAGCGAGAAAGGGAGTGTCGAAAGATGGCAGACGCGGCGGATACATCTTATGTCGAAACTGTTACGCAAATTAGAATTGCAATGGCAGAAATGAATGTGAAACTAGATCAAATGAAAGACTTCAGCAAAGACTTAGCAGAAGTCACGAAGATAGCCAACAAAGGGGCGCAAAGCGCTGATTCCTCACATAAAAGACTAGACAGCATGGAAGAAAAACAACGGTGGTTATGGAGAACAGTCGGCCTAACGGTAGTTGGCGGCATAGGCTCCATTGTGTTTATGGTAATTAGGATTGGCTTATTTGGAAAGGCGGGGTAAGTATGGATGAAACAACACTAACGTTAGCCGCAATTGTAACGGCTTATGTGGGCGTTGCCAAAGCATATGGAGTTAATCCGAAGCACTCCCCGCTAATCGCCCTAGCAATTGCCGCCGCACTTATTCTAGTGCCCGTTGAGATGCAGGATAAGGCGCTAAAAATTTCGACAATCGGCCTTATGGCTTCGGGATTTTATCACTACACTAAAAAGAAAAAGGAGTGAAGTAATTTTGTATACTCCGACGAATGCGGAAAAATTGGCGTTTATCGAAGAGATTGCGCCGTATGCAGTCATGGAAATGGCGCGTACCGTCCTAATCAGTTACCCCGTCCTATCATCTTACAAAATAGCTCAGGCGTGCTTGGAATCAAATTATGGGTTTTCTACGATTAACGGGAATTACTTCGGTGTTAAAGGCTCAGGCACAGCCTATGAAACAAATGAATTTATTAACGGTCAATGGGTTGTCGTGACGGCTAGTTTCGAAACCTACGGATCAATGGAAGCGTCAGTAATCGGACATTCTCAATTCCTTATTGAGAACGGCAGATATGCCCGCGCAGGACTGTTCAAGGCGGGATTCCAACGAGATTGGAAAACGGCGTGTTACGTCCTAGAAAATGCGACCTACGCAACCGATCCTGAATACGCGGAGCTTTTAATAGGATTAATCAATAAATATGACCTATCACAATACGACAGGGAGGCCGATCAGATGTTAAAAGTAATCGAGCAGTTACAGCAAACTAATGCAACGATCATGAACACGCTAGATGCCCATGTAGAGGAAATCAACAAGCTAAAGGCGCAAGCGTCCATGCCAGTTCCTAAGTGGGCTAATGAGGCGACACAGGCGGCACTAAAAGCGGACATTATTGATACAGTGGACGGCGGAAGTTATGACTTTTACAGGACATTAACCGTCTTACATAGAAAAGGGCTTATATAGACATTTAAAGGGGGACTGTTCACGCAGTTCCTTTTATTTTATACCAAGTGTTTACATAATGAACACTATGTGATATAGTATCATTCAACGGCATAAAATGTATAGGTTAAGGGGGTTAATCAAGTGCATGTCTATTGCATGGAATGCGAAAAAATTGACTGCAACAAAGTTAAGTATGTGACTAGAAATGGTTTCGTATTCGTGGATTTAAAGACAGGCCGAAAAAAGTCAGATGGTCAGCAAATAAGCGCAGGATACCACACGAAACCGAAATCAATTAATTGGGCGGTGAACATATGAAGAAAGCCAAGGAAGATTATTCTTTTTACGTTTCTCTAGGTTTCTTGTTGGCAGTTATTTTATGGGGGTTAAAGTGAAAAGCTCCATACCCGAAGGGGTACGAAGCTATAAAGGGGGATGGTACAACCGAGAACGCACAACGAGCAGAAGTACAGGTATCGGCTTACATTCATATTATCTTCATATGAAAATTTAGTCAATTATTAAGTATCTTAATGAATAGGAAGTGCCCATATGACTGATGACGAGAAAATGGAATTAGATAGATTGCGCAGATTTCACACTTACATGATGGAACTTTACGGCGAAGGGTTAGAGGTTGCCAACTGGCATCAAAACGGCGCTACTGAGCCGTTAGACAATTTCCTAGATAGTGCAAACAACGAATCATAATGAATAGGTGGTGTACATGGGATGATGGATAAGCAGAGATATGAAAGATCACTTTCGAAATCTATAAGCAAGCCTTTAATGTTGGGTATTTTATTCGATGAAATCATGTCCAACAGTGAGCTAACGGAAAAACAAATATGGAGTGAGGCGAAAATTCTCTATCGGGTTTATTTGAAACATAACAAGGAAGATGTAACAAAATGAATAGGCGGTGTACATGATGGCTGTTGGTATTTCTTTACCGAAAGACTTTTTTCCGCAAGGGATTGTTTTAAAAAAATACGGAGTCACTACAGTAGTGAAGTTATTTCCTAAAGAAACAAAATGAATAAGGTGAGTTCATGGTGATATTGAAAGAATGGATGTTTGATTTATGGGTTGCGATTGTAATTTTCGTTGTAGTTTATAACCTGTGGCGAATAGGCAGTGAAGTATCAAAATGAATAGGGTGAGTTCATGGGAAAGATGGTCTATATCTCAAAACGTGATTTAGAAATATTTGAACTATTAGAGGGTATTTTCACAGAGTATGTTTATGCAGGGGCAGAGTTTACCGAGGAGCAAAAGAAAGCTGTAGGTATACTGGATGCTAAAATGCATGGTCGCAAAGTATCAAAATGAATATTGTGTTACATGGAAGGGGTTCTATGCTACAGAAACCAAGTAATACAACAATAATTTATAACTGGTTATTCGAGCAAAATTTACAGGTCATGAAATACAACGAAATCACAGAAGAATATCATACCAATGACGGTGAGATTTATACGGCAGATTGCATCATACGGGAGGTTGAAAAGAATGGCTAAAAATATGGTTGAATTTAAAGGAATCGGGAGTATGTACCCGCTTTTCACTAAAACGGAATTATGCAAACGTTGGGGCATAACTATTCACAGGCTAAACAATTGGGAATTAAGGCACGACGATTTCCCGCCGCGTGTTGTCGGCCTTCTAGTGGGAAATTCCGTCCCTATCTACAGTAATGCAGATATTAAGTCATACGAAGAATCTAGGGGCGGATCGGGTGGCGTGGCAATGTTTAACGCGGCATTAGGCGGGCGCTCATGAACCTAGAAAAGCTCTTTGCAATTAAAAAACCTTGCAAGGATTGTCCTTTCCTAGATGAACCAGATATGAGACATTCACTTGCCGAGGGGCGGATAGAATCAATTATCGAGGCGCTAGAGGATGATAAGCCTTTTCATTGTCACAAGACGGTTAACTACAGTTACAGTTACGACGAGGAAAACGCGGCGGCGATGGTTGCAGACGCTTCATATTGCGCGGGTTCCCTTCTCTATATGGAGAAAACGGGGAACAGACCTATTCACATGCGTCTAGGGATCGCTTTCGGTCTGTATGATCCAAAAGCATTATCAGGGCATGATCTAATTATTAAACCATTGGGAGGGCGTTAACGATGAACACGCGAAGTCTGTTATATCTATCCGCCCGCGTATTGGGAGACATTAACGCAGTTAAGAAAGGTAAGATTGTACAGCGGTTAGCTAATAAGGCTATAGGAAAGGCGGCGGGTAAGTTTTGGATCAAGAAATAGACAGCATATACAAAAATAAAGAAACGGGTACATTTTGGGTTCTCACGAAATCAACTAAGGGTAAATACATTGTGGCTAGAAATGGCATTCACAAGATATTGTCTCCAGATGAATTAGCAAGTGACTACGAAAAATTATTTGCTTAATGTCATAATTTAGTTTAGGATATGAAATATTCGAATCACAAAATATTCATCCCTGCCGTGGATTGCAAGCATGAATATTAATCGTCCGAAAAATAAACGGTTGTCTCTTCCGACATGTGCAATCAACCAAAAAAAGCCGCCTACCCGCTATGAGGTATGGTGGCTTTTTTTCTGTATATGTACATATCCCCCTACTCTCTAACATAAGGTGTTAAGGTGTACGAGATTAAGGTTACACAATAACAACTTTTCGGGGGCGGGTATAACATGAAACGAGTGGAGCGCAATGAGGCAGGGAAGGGACGTAAGAACAGAGTTAATGTATCACTAAGCCATAAGGATGATACGAGCTTACAAAGGCTCTCAGTGTCATGCGGGATGACTCCAACAACATTAGCGGCAATCCTTATAAAGCATTGTCTGGAAACTGGAGCCATAGTTGACCTATTCCAATTGGATTATAACATCAATCCTTCATATTGGGTTATTCCTGTAACAGGCAAAGACGGAACTAAAATTCTGGAAGTTGTGAAGAAGTGAGCTATTACTATTTTGTCCTAAGTTAGTCATTTTATACATGGACAGCCAATATAATTTACAAACGAGCAGAAAGGAGAGTGTCAGGCATGGAAATATTTAAAATTGTTTTGGCGTTAATGGCGGCGGGGGTAAAAGTACACCTAACGTTAGATGGTATCACGTACATAACTTCATTGAATCAGGATTCGAACTAATGGCGGGCGCAAGGGGCGGGCAACGCGGCGGCGTGATAACGTCAGGGCATGTATGGGCGTTTATCATCATGGGGGCTATATTGTTTATTGTCATCGTCGGCATAAAGACAGATCAAGGATACGCGGACGCAGGCGGGGCACAGTGGCGCGTTGAATCAGTCTATAGGGGTAAGGTTCAAGTTACTTCTGTTAAGACAGGAGAGGCAAGCCAGATAGATGACGCGGAGCTAGTCAAAAAGTGTTTAAGCGGCAAAGTGAAAAAGGGCGACATTATAGAATGGTGATAATTCGGGCATACTCCATGTAAAAGGGGGTATGCCTTATGTTTTGGCGGGATTTCAGAAAGGCCATAATACCGAGCATCTTTATATGGGCGTGCGTAGTTGCGTTAATCGTATATTTCATATTGTGAGGGCATCCCGCGATGCTCTTTTTTATTTACTAACGTTATACGAAAATACAGAACGTGCCGCATTTGTCGGATTTAATAAAGATTTCATAAATAATTGTTGCTTTTATCGCTCTAAGCGATTATTATTAGGTTACGGTTCGACAAAATGTGATATTGAAAGGGGTGATATGTCGAAAATGGGAATCGCGGGCAACATGACACTACGCAGAAAAGCATTGCGGCTAACTCAAAAGGAATTAGCTAATAAAGTAAGTTCTTCACAATCCTATATCAACGAGATTGAGAAGGGACGGAAGAACCCGAGCATGGATAAAATAAAGGCAATAGCGGAGGCGTTAGGCTACACGGTGAGTCAACTAATCAGCGAGGGGGAATAGTGAATGCAAATACGTAAAATGAAAATCCGCAAGATGCGGGACGTAATGGCAGAGCTAGAAGTAAAGCGGGCGCAAATGGTCGAAGTTGGAATGAGAAAGGGATTCACCGATCCAGAAACGGTTAGGATTTCGCAAGAGTTGGACGAGCTACATAACGAGCAATTAAGAATCCAAATGGCTTTAAGAAAACAATTAGGGGGCGTGCGGCATGTCGGTTAATTTAACAGCGTTGCAAAAAATGGAGTTGGACGAGTTAGACGGTTTGTTCGAGGATTTTGGTATGGAGTCGGATGGGGAAGCGATTGATTCGTTGCCAACGGCAAGAAAACGTTTCGAGATCAAAGGACTAGATTCACTCAATTGGGCTATGCGTAAAATTGCGGCGCTTAATGCGGCTAAACAAGAAGTTGATAGCGTTAAGAAAAACGAAATCGCACGTATCGATAATTGGTACGCATCCGAAACGAAGAAACACAACGACAATATTAAATATTTCGAGTTAATTATAAGCGAATACGCCGATAACAAGCGGGCGGGAGATGCCAAGTACAAAGGTGAAAGCACTCCATACGGTAAAGTTAGTTTCGGGAAGCAACAAGCGGAATGGAAGTATCCAGATGAGGATAAAGTCATTGAGTTCCTAGAAGGTAAAGAGGAATTGAAACCGTTGGTTAAGACCGTGAAAGAAATCACCAATAAGTCCGATGTCAAGAAAGCTTTCGAAATCATGAAAAATGTATTTGTAAGGGATGGCGAAATGGTCGAAATGGTAATGAGCTTCACGGAAGATGGATGCCCCGAAGGTTTGCAGTATTGCGGTAGAATGGTAGAGCTTAGGGATTCCAACGGCGCAATGCATACAGAGGGACAAATATACGATACTTCTACTGGAGAAGTAGCCGAGGACGTTGCATTTGTTGAAATCGGTGTATTTTATAAAAACGTTCTAGTCGAAGGTGTGGAAGTTAACGAAAGACCTGATAAAATTAAGATTGTGCCAGATGTACACGCGTAGGCGCTTTTTTTTATGGATATGATTTGTCGATTCTTGTCTTATCATAGCCTAATGAGTCGAATATTATACAGGAGGTAAATGAAATGAATACAGGCTTATATGCAATCCCTGAGGGGCAAAAGATCGAGTTTATACCACCACAAGAAAACATTCCGCCTTTCGGAATGAATTTCCGAGATTGGTTCGAGTTCAAACGGAAGTTGGAAGAGAAAAAGTCTAACGTTAGAAAAGCAATTAGCCGCATAGCTAAGAACGGCCTAAACGATGCCGAGGGGTACACTTTCACCGAAGCGTCAGACGTATATGAGGCCGTAAAGGACATTATGCATGATTGTAAGCTAGGATTCACGCCTGAGCTAGAACGTGAAGAGGTAATGAATTGCAGGAACGGTCATCAAATGACAATGGTTTACATGCGGATTACTTGGACGGACTTGGAAACGGGATACTTTGAATATCAGTCATTCGCAGGATCGGGACAGGATGACGGAGACAAGGGTATTTTTAAAGGCTATACAGGGGCGATTAAGTACGCTTTAACGTCAACCTTCCTTATACCTACAGGAAACGCCGCGGAGCCTAAGAAAGCCCAAGAGAAGCCGCCAGAAGAGGAAGAGATCAAACAGCCAGAGGCGGAGATTGTGCAAGAAGATAAAAAGCCAACTTTCGCAAGTGTTCAGAAAGTGAAAACAGAGGAAGAACCGTCGCTAGAAGATAACGGCGAGGGCATTGCAACAGGTCAGGCGGAAATGATTAAGGCTAGGCTAGAATCATTGGCCTCATTCACTGAGGGAAGAAACAAAAAAGCGGCACAAACCGCGGCCTTAAAAAGTCTTACAAGTAAAAAAGAATTAAAGCAATTCGGGGAACGTATCAAGGGCTTAGATAGCATTGATAAAATGATAAGTCAATTGACTAGGCTAGAAGCTGAAAAAGCAATTGTATACATGGATGAATGGGTAGAAAGTAAGCGGTTAGCCAAAGAGAAAAAAGAAGAGAAAGCAATGCAACAGAGCGTTTTGAGGGAAGCCGCCAATGCTTAACCGTGTTGTACTTATCGGGCGATTAACCCGCGATCCCGAGCTAAGATATACTCCCGCGGGCGTTGCTGTTACTCAATTTACATTAGCCGTTGACCGTCCGTTTTCGGGCGGAGAAGGAAAGACACGAGAGGCGGATTTTATCAATATCGTCACATGGAGACAGTTGGCGGAGACATGCGCCAATTATCTAAGGAAAGGCAGATTGACAGCCGTTGAGGGTCGTATACATGTCAGGCACTACGACAACAACGAAGGTAAACGGGTATACGTCACTGAGATTATAGCGGATAACGTTCGTTTTCTGGAGTCAGGGAACAAGGATGATAAGAAGGATAACAAGCCGCCGCAAGACCCTTTCATAGATGACGGTAAGCCAATAGACATTAGTGATGACGATTTGCCTTTTTGATTGGGGGGGATGAAATAAGGTGCAATATGCCGACGAACAATTCACAGATAGCAAAAATTTTGTAAGCGGGCGCGTCAAGCGCCTTAATAAAGTGTACGAACAAATTAACGCCCTAGACGATGTAACGCCTCACGCCCTAGCTAAGAAGGTGACATTATACGCCGTTGCACAGAACATTATAGGCGACTTGTACGCTCAGGCCGTGTATGATGCGGGATTAGCTTACAACAACCGTAAAGAGGCGCAAGCGGCCTCTGAATTGGGTTATATAGGCGGGACAGTGAAGGAAAGAGAATGTTACGGGATTGTAGCCGTATCAGACCTAAAGAAGCTAGAAACGAAAGCGGAGGCCGAGCGCCAACGATGGGAAAAAGCATTCTACAGCACCGAGAATTTAGCCAACGCAATTAAGCATGAATTGAAAGTCACTTTCTTTGATTACGGACAAGGCGGGAAACCATCATGAAACCCCTTCACATATGCAATGAATGCAAGGGTAAAGGTTACGAAATACAACCTAGTACGGATATTCGCGGAGAGTTTACCTATGACGTTATTGAATGCGTGTATTGTGATGGTACAGGGCTAATGGAAGGGGATGAAAGCAATGTCAATAGTATTCGAGTACAGGCCGTCACCGAAGCCGCAACACGGCAGGAATAAGCCCAAGCGCGGAACGGTGACAAAAGTCAAAAATAACGTGCGTGATGAAGTGAATAGGAGAAGTATGGAGCTTATGGACGTTGACGTTCCCGTTTGTGAGCGTTGCGGATCTAGTAAGGATCTAACCAAAGCGCACATGGAAGCGGCGGCACAGGGCGGCTCAGGCTCCGAGCCGTGGAACATAGTGAACCTATGCGGCACACATGGCACAAAACAGTGTCATGAGTGGGCGGATAACACGCCTGAAGGATTGAAGTGGAAGAAGAAAAAGCGGGTTGATTTACTATCATACTATTTGATGGGTGAGGGGCGGAATCATTGGAAATTATCAGCGAAAGAGACACGCTAACGTTAGAAGCTATTAGGGATCATTTTGTAAAAACGGGGTTCTCTATGAGCCTTGCAGAAGCCGCGGAAGCCCTAGGCATGAGTAAAGGGAGTGTTATCGCGGATTCCTTTAAACGTCTGGAGGCCGCGGGACTTCTAGTGTATAGCGAGAACCGCAAACAGTGTATACCTACGGATTGGCGGGAGCTTATAACGTTAGCGGTTTCATACGAGCTACAAGAGGCCAAAACCACGATTGAAACCATGAAATCAGATGCATACAGGCTCGAACAGGTCAGGGCACAGAACAGGGAAAGGCAAGCACAATTCTATAAACGAAAGAAAGAGACAAGAAACGCTAAAAAATCCAAGTGACAAAATATTTTTATACGGCATTCGACTATGACAGCATTCGACGGCGGGCGACTTCGACAGCAATTGACAAAATATTTTTCGACTAAAAACGCCGTCGAAATGCTAGATTGTCGAAACATGTTTACTTTTGTCGATTGATAGATTAATATGATTAAGCGGTAGTGAGATTTTTAAATATTTTCATAGAAGAATATAGGAGAGTGACGGAGAGTGGAAGCGGCGGCGGAAAAGATTGATAATTACCGTTTTGATGGTTGGAGCCAAAAAGAGGATAGAATGCTTTCGACGTTTGTCATTGAGGGGATGGCAAAAAAGGTAAAGCTAGAAGTTATTATGCTAGAAGTATCCAAGTTGATCGAAGGAAGAACGGTTAATTCATGCCGCCTCAGATGGTACAGGATACGCAAGGAATATTTGTAATATGGCCTTTATACCAGTGGATAGGAGCATTGTAACGCATTGGATTTACCGAGATGCCGAATACCTCAAAGTGTGGCTTACAATGTCAATTGAAGCTAGGTACACCGAGGGCGAACACTTGCAGACAGTTGACGGGGACACGGTAACAACGGTTTACGGTCAATTCGTTTATGGTAGAGGTAAATGGAGCGAAAGAACGGGCGTAAGTGAACAGAGGCTAAGAACGTTTGTAAAGCGACTAGAAAACGAGGGAATGTTAGTTCTTGTCAAACAATATCGAAAATGCTCAGTTTATTTTCTTCCTGAGTACGGGAAATTCAACAGACAAGCAACCAACAGATCAACCAACGAATCAACCGAAGATCAACCAACAGATCAACCCGCAGATCAACCCGCAGATCAACCGACAGATCAACCAACAGAAAGCCCAATAGAGGCGCGGGTTTCAGCGGACAAGCAACCAACAGATCAACCCGCAGATCAACCCGCAGATCAACCGACAGATCAACCGCAGATCAACCAACAGATCAACCCGCAGATCAACCACATATTAAATAAAGATTTTAAAAAGGTTTTAGAGAAAGTAAAAAAAGAACCTAAAGAAAAAGATTTAAACCATGTGTTGGTTCCTGCCCAAGAAATTATAGATTACATGAATAAGTTATCAGGCAGAAAGCTAACTTTGACTGATGAAGCTAAAAAGCTGATTACGGCAAGATGGAAACAACACAGCAATTTTGAAACATTCAAACATGTCATAGACGTTAGGTGGGCAGAGGTACAGCGTAGGCCAGAAACTAAGAAGTGGTTCAACAACATAACGCCGTTCAGACCTGAAAACTTCGCATTGAGCTTGACAATGGAAGTCGAGGACATGATTGAACCGCGGAAACAAGGAAGAACCAACGAGTTATTTGTTCAGGCTATCAAGGTTGGGGAACAACAGGTGCCAAGAATGAGCGCGGAAGAATTAGGGGCCGCTAGAGCTATGGCGCAGAAGCTAGACGAGCGCTTGAACGGCAAAAGGTAGGTGGTGATATGCCGAAAGTAAAGGACGAGCCAACGTTTATAAAGATTCAGCCGCAATACATAGCAGGGATGAATTTCGAATACGGTTGGACAGAAAAAGAGGTACAGGAATTTATTGAGTCTTACATCGAGCTAAAGCAATGCGGAAGCGACGAAGTGAAAACAATATTAACACTTGCTGAGATTTTCAATCGAAAAGATGCCGAGGTAGCCATTTTGATTATTGACTTAGGCGAGGGCGGGTATATCTCCAGAAGTGGCAAGGGGAAGAATCCAAGGAAATTCGCGATTGAGGTTAAGGGCGGCAGAAAGCCCGCAAGATACGATAACCTAAGCATGGTCAAGGGAAATTACATGAGGGGGAAAGAATGAACATGGAAATTAATAACCTAGAAAAACAACTACCCGCTGAATTGGTTTTATTAATCAAAACGAATAAGGATGCAGGAGAAGCCGTTAAGGGATATATCGACAATATGGTTAGGCATCACAGCAACCCGTTGTATGCAGAAGCAAGGAAAATATTCTTGACAACCCAACAAGAACAGATTGACAAAGGGGCGAAGAAGTATCCCGAAACGTTTGATCCTAGATCGTGGACGGTAGACGAATTAGTGGATCATACCATGATGGAATTAGTAGATGGCATCCACTACATAACAGGGATTCAATCAAAAGCGCGTGATATGCGGATAACCGTACAGTTAGCGATTGCGGCAATGAATACAGAAAAGCCAGATACCGATTTTGTGCTAGACTGCCTAAAAGACATTTTGAATCAGTTATGAGCGATGGAAGCGGGCGTAATAAATTCTATTGCAATGATTGCAAATTAAGGTTCAGCGCATATGCTAGGCGGCTCATAGCCAAGCCATTTTGTACTAAGTGCGGTGAAACAATTAACGTCACCAAGTACGATAAGCGAGACACAGGCGGCGAGATTCCAAAAAGGTCATGGACTACGCTAGAGCAAAGAGAGCTTGTACGTTTGATCGAAAAAGGGAAGCGCCCCGCCGAAATAGGTTCTAAGCTGAAGAGAACGGCAAATTCTATCAAGAAAAAATCAAAGCGCCTAGGGTATTCGTTTGGGTAGGGGGTTAGGATTCAATGTCTAGCACTCATACAGTGTTATATAACAGCGAAGGAAAAGCCGTTAGGTGTGTTACAGGCAAGAAAGCAGAGAAAGCAAAAATAGACGTCGAGCAAATGGCGGGCTATAGCTTGAAACAATACCCGAAGGATTCATGTCCAGTATGTAACGACAAGCCGAAAACGGACGGTCAGGAAACCAAAAGCGGCTACTGCTTTTCCTGCAACGGTTGGAGATTCGGCCTTAAATACGTCAATCACAACATGATTAGGTATTGCAGGGATTGCGGGTCGATTTACGATTTAACAAACGAAAAAATAGTTAAGGGAGATAATCAAAAATGAACATTCAAGAATTGACGGTTGAAATAAAGCATTGGGCAGTAGCTAGAAATTTACATACAGCAAGCCCCGACAAACAGATGTTGAAACTTGGCGAGGAATACGGCGAACTATGCGCGGGAATGGCGCGTAACGACGAGGAAAAAGTTGTTGATTCAATTGGTGATATGTTCGTCGTTATGACTATTCTTTCGGAGCAACTAGGTTTAGACATTAAAGAGTGCATCCAAAAAGCGTATGACGAGATTAAAGACCGAAAAGGGAAAATGATTAACGGGGTATTCGTGAAAGAATCCGACTTGTAAAGCTATGATGTGCCCTGAAGGTCATGAACTAATCGAAGTGGATGGCGGGTATCGTTGCACGATATGTGACATTAATTACATGGAACAGACTCTATTTAACGAGGTTGATATGATGACAAGGGCGGAGAAACACAAAGCAACGTTACAGGCGTTGCTAGACGTACAGAAAGCCGCCTCTTTGCTTCTCTCATACATGGAGGATGATTTACCCGCACCGTGGGCGTATGAAGAGTATATGCAAGCGTCAGAGGCGTTGAGGCTATCTGTAAAACGAGCAGAAGAAATCAGGGGAGGTAATACGGATGAATAACGGTCAAGGAATCAAGTACGAGTATCTTACAGAGGATCAAAGGGTAGATTATGGTTTCAGAGTTTTGAGCCTGAAAGAAATTGAAAGTATGAAGAAACGCGTTAAGGTTGAATACGTGCCAGTTAATAGACCTGTTATTGGGGATTAATATTAAGTGTTTACATTTTGAACACTATTATGTATAATCAATAATTATAAACACTGGCGAGGTGACAAATTACAATGTGTACAGGGATACAAAGAATAATATCCGAGTTCAACCCCGAATCATTTGAGTTATGCGAAAAGAAACACGGTTGGGAATGTTCTGCGAAAAAGAACGGTATTTCTTTTTTTGTTGTAGGTGAAACCCAAGAGGAAGCTATTAATAAAATCATAAGAATGGCGGTAGAAAATTAAATGAACGAAAAACAAAATAATTTGCTATCGGAAATTTCCGATAAATTGAAAGTTATTTCTTTGATGGAACTTGATGAAAAGGTAAGCACGATAAATGCAATAAAAATTCTTCTGAAAGAACACAGCCCGTTTAAAACGGAGCCTGTGGATTGCGTTATATGGGTTAAAAACACGGAAGTATGCGCCAATGATTATAACCCTAACAGCGTAGCGCCGCCAGAGATGAAATTGCTCGAAAATTCGATTACTCAGGATGGATACACTCAACCAATCGTTTCATGGCAACGTGATGATGTTTACGAGGTTGTAGACGGATTTCATAGGCATAGAGTGGGAAAAGAGAGTAAGATTGTTAATTCTCGCGTTCAGGGGTATTTGCCTGTAACAGTCATTAACGGTGAGCGTGAAGATTTAGGGGATAGAATGGCTTCGACAATTCGCCACAATAGAGCCAGAGGAAAACATAGAGTTGAAGCTATGTCAGATATTGTTATCGAACTAAAACGCCGAAACTGGTCAGATGATAAGATTGCCAACAATCTAGGAATGGATGCAGATGAAGTTTTGCGGTTAACTCAAATAACTGGTCTAGCGGAAATGTTCACAGATAGAGAGTTCTCGGAAGCGTGGGAAGTTGATTCGATCAACGAAGATGATAGCTTGGAGGTAACGGAAGAGTGAAACGCATTTATCATCCTTATCACCTATGGGAAGACTTTCATAATGGCATGTGGAGAAACACGGCTAAAGAAGAGTCAGAAGAACTTTTGAAAAAGGCTATCGAATTTACTGGAAATGCGGAATTATACGGTTCATGGATGATGAAAGTTGTCTCGTCTTGGAAGTATTCATGTGAACATAATATGTCTTACAGGGGAATGAATAGACAGGCGTGGGTAGGTCACGCCGCTACTTGTATGGCTATAAAATGCCCTGAACATATCACTAGATTGGCGTGGCATCACCTAACACAAGAACAGCAGGATGAAGCGAATGCAAAGGCAGATGAAGCAATACTGTACTGGGAAAATCATATACACACACTAACGGAGGTACAAAGTGAAAAAAGGGCTAGGCGTAAACGTATTAGAAGCCGCGAGAAAGCGCATAACATGGACGTTCAATAACTTTGAAAGAATTTATTTATCTTTTAGCGCGGGAAAAGATAGCACAGTTATGCTTCACCTAGTAATGGATGAAGCGATCAAACGAAAGCAAAAAATAGGATTACTACTTGTAGACTTGGAAGGGCAATACAAGCTCACTATAGACCACGCCTTGAAGTCGATTGAACGATACAAAGAGTACATTGAGGTGTATTGGGTATGCCTACCAATACACCTCAGAAACGCCGTGAGTGTATATGAACCGCATTGGCTATGTTGGGATGAAGAAAAGAAAGATGCTTGGATCAGAGACATGCCAGAGTGTGCGATAAGTGACGTTAACTATTTTGATTTTTTTGTGAAAGGTATGGAATTTGAAGAGTTCGTACCTAAGTTCGGTGAATGGTATTCACAAGGAAAATCATGTGCTTGTTTCGTAGGTATCCGAACGGATGAAAGTTTAAATCGTTGGAGAACGATAGCAAGTAAAACGAAAATTACAAAGGACGAAAAACAGTATACAACGTCAGTGACGCCAAACGTGTTCAACGTTTATCCTATTTACGATTGGAGAACAGATGACATTTGGATTTATCATGCGAAAAATAAGGATAGAGAACACAATAGACTTTATGACTACATGCACCTTGCAGGGCTAACGCCTAGTCAAATGCGTATATGTCAGCCATACGGTGACGATCAAAGGCGCGGACTATGGTTATTCCATCTTATAGAACCTGAAACATGGTCAAGGGTTGTGGCTAGAGTTAACGGGGCGAATGGCGGATCTTTATACATGCAGGAATGGGGTAACGTTAACGGTTATCGAAAAATAACGAAGCCCAAAGGACACACGTGGAAGAGTTTCGCAACCCTGCTAATTAACTCCATGCCGCCTAAAACGAAAGAACATTACGAAAACAAAATTTTCATTTTCAATCAGTGGTGGGAAAAACGCGGATATGAAGAAGGAATACCCGACGAAGCTGATTATCAAATGGAAGCAAAACGGGACGTACCATCATGGAGAAGGATTTGTAAATCTCTCCTAAGAAATGACTACTGGTGCAAAGGCTTGAGTTTCACTCAACATAAGAGCGAAGCATACAAGAAGTATCTCGAATTAATGAAGCGCAAAAAAGAAGAGGCGAATTTCAAACTATCCGAAAGCTGAAAGAGTGGTGAATTGATTGAAGAAAAGTAAATGCATTTTTTGTGGACACGGTAAAATAATTTCAGACCATTGCGAGAAGTGTTACAAATTGCAATTAAAGCCCGTGAAAATTTATCCAGAATCCAAAGGGTAATTGACAGAGATTAAGCTAGTAAATGAGCCTTACCCGTGGTATATTATCGCTAACAGCGATATAATATTATGGGGAGGTTCATTCATGGGTGAAAAGGCCATCATCAGAGGCCGCAGGAACGGCCTAGGAGAGTTAACGCGGCGCATTCAGTTCTATACACGTAAATTGGTATTACACAGCGACAAGAGCAAACCTAGGCGGGCTAGACGATACGAAAGACTATTAGCTTACAAACAGGGATTAAACAAACTTATCAAAGAGGATTTCAGAAAAGGCGGGTACGGGATTTGAATATAGTTATTGCGGGGAGCGCAATACAGTTTGAGGAATGGTTAAGAAAGAATGATTTTAACCCAAAGGAATACAAAAACGTGACAAAGGTTAATCAATTGCAGGGCATACGCCCAACAGCAGTACATAGGGTTGGAACGTTTTGGGATGCGGGCGGCGAGTTATTAGATTATGTTTCGTATTTAGAGAATCAAGTGAAACCGAGATAAGCACGAAACGTATGGAATAAAAAACCAAGTGGAGGAAATGACATGAATTTATTAGGGGCGAAGGTAAAGCAGGGAGCGAAACAACGAGCGAAGACAAGAACGGAAATCAAGACAATTGAAATCAACGTTTTATTAGTTAAAAAGAGCCTAGACCATAATCAGTTATCACTTTTAAATCATGAGTTTAACAGACATAAGAAGAATCTAATAATTTTGGTTTTGCTATGGTTGTTTCTAGGGGTTGTAGGCGGTCACAGGTTCTACACGCGGGACTATGAGAAGGCGATAGGGCTTATTATATTAGGATGGGCTACGCTATTTATATGGAACGCTATAGATATATATTTCGCTTCAAAGCAATTGGAAAGGCTGAATAATGGTATTGAATTTGAGATTATACACGCAATAAGAAACTAAGCCCCTAAGCGGGCTTTTTTATTTGATTAAAATTAGGTGTTTACAAAGTGAACACTTATGGCTATAATATGAAATATCAAGTCAATAAAACAAACGGAGGCGTCATAAATGAGAGAATTAAAGGTATCGGCACACACTTGGGACTATACAAACAAATTCACGGTTGAAAGGGTACGCGGTGACGTTAGTTTAGAACGTGACTATCATAAAGCGGGTGACGGTATTTATTGGGGGATGCAATCAGGTATATGCATTCAAGCCACATACACCGAAGAGGAGAGGGCGCACAGAGATAGAATGAATACGATGAAACCACTTAAAAACGGTGAAACTGTCATAATCGACGGAGAACGGTACAAAGTCCGAATTTTAGGTAACTACTCCGATTGTATGATGTTCGATAAAGTCGATTAAGGGGCGCATTAGCCCCCTTTTTCACTTCTCATAACGTTAGTTAATAAATTAGGTGTTTAAAAAATAAACACCTATATGTATAATGAGGTAGTAAGCTAATTCAAGGAGGCAACGAGCAGAATGCAAACAGTTAAATGTATTGGACAGGTATTAACAGCTAGTTTCGTTAGTAAGGCTGGTAACATTGGGGAGTTACGCGCCGCAAGTTGTAACGAAGGGAACAAAACGCGCTACATGGTTAATGAAATTGTAGTGCTATCCGAGGACGAATACTGGAAATTCGGGTATGGTCTAAGCCATGACAAGGATTGGTTAAAGGATAAGGGTGGAATAAACATAAACGCGGAAGACCATGAGCCGCACATGTTCCAAAACGAGCCGCACCAATGGGATTCACACGAAAAAGAAATATGGAAAAAGTATTCTTTCAGGAAATGCGTGGGAGTCATCACAGCCAAGTCTAACGAAATGATCATAGTTGATCCACAAGGATACAGCTACGCAAGATATGCGGCATTAGTAACGCTTTAAAATTGGATAGATGGGGCGGTGCTGAAACCGCCCCATAATCATATAACGTTAGGGGTTTTGGGGATGGTTACAGTTCAAGAAAAGACGATCACAATTAAGATTAACTTCATATCAGAAGAGGATACCTTAATAACGGCTATACAGGCCATGTTAGACGGGTTAGCTCTCATTATGGAATCACTTAACCCGAACGATTTCATTGCGTATTGCGCGATCCAAAAGGCGGCAGGGCAGTATGAGGAACTATTAGGAATCAGGGATCAATTGCAAGCCCAACGAGGGGCGGAGAAAGGGGTTATGACGTGTTGAGTGAAATGGGGAGATTACCTGAATTTTGTTTCGTGGTTTTAAGCACTACAAATGAGGTTGTGGGAGTTCACAGGGGAGTTAGTGGTTATAGTCCTACCCGAGAAGGAAATATGCCGTGGTACGGTCAAGCAACGGCGGACAAGTTAAACGAGGATTTAGGGGTAACTAAGGCGCAGGCAACGGCGATGATGTCGGGTTCTATGTTTGGTTGGGACATACCCGCCGCCAATCCCGATAACTACGATAGCGAAGGGAGATATATAAAACCTAAAAAGTAGCTTGAAGCCCCTATAAACGGGGCTTTTTATCACATATAACGTTATATATAAAAATAAGTGTTTACATATTGAACACTATCATGGTACAATATTTCTTGTGAGGG